TCATCTCTTGTTCAGCACCCGGTTGCCGCCGTACCGCCGGAGCCGGACCAGATCCTGCGTGAGGGCCGGTCCGCCGCCTGGAACGCTCAGGACCACATTGTCTCCCAGATGGCCGTGCAAAGCATCCTGGATCACCAGGTTGTGGACCTGGGTCAGGACCAGGTTGTCCCCCAGGTGCGCGTGGAGGGCGTCCTGGATCGCCAGGATGTGGGCCTGGGTCAGCGTGAGCCCGTCGGCCGCGTGGCCGTGTAGCGCGTCCTGGATCACGAGGTTGACCGCGCTGTCCTCGGTGATCGTCAGGTTGTCGGCCGCATGGCCGTGGAGCGCGTCCTGGATCACGAGGACGTGAACCTGGGTTAGACCTAGGTTGTCCGCCGCGTGGCCGTGCAGAGCGTCGTTGATCACCAGGATGTGGAGCTGAGTCAGTGCCAGGTTGTCGGCGATGTGACCGTGCAGAGCGTCGTTGATCACCAGCACGTGGGTCTGGACCAGCACTAGGTTGTCGGCGGTGTGGGAGTGCAGCGCGTCCGCGATCGCCAGCACGTGCTGCTGGATCAGCGTGAGCCCGTCGGCCGTGTGCGAGTGCAGGGCGTCGTTGATCGCTAGGTTGTGGACCTGCGTCAGCACGAGACCGTCGGCGGCGTGGGAGTGGAGCGCGTCCGCGATCGCCAGGTTGTGGACCTGTGTCAGGACGACGTTGTCGGCCGCGTGGCCGTGCAGCGCGTCCTGGATGACCAGGGTGGTCCCGCCGACAGCAGCGGCGTCCTGCCAGAAGTGGGTCCACCGCTTGCCCCGCTTGGTGAAGTTGTACCAGCGGGCGTTCAGGCGAGCCATGTCAGATCCTCGTCCGAGCTCGGCGCTTCGGGACCACGTGTGCGATCCCCGGCGACGGCGCGGGATTCCCTGCCGTGCCGCCGATCGGGTAGTCGCCCGGTGTGACCGAGACCCCCAGGATGTCGTAGTGCACGGGCGCGAGCCACGACACGAACTGGCTCGTCCCCAGGATGACGTTCTGGATGTCGCTCGCGGCCTGCACCGGACTGACCGAGCCCTCCACCCCGCCGTCGATCTTGCCTCGGAACACGTGAGGATCCGCGGTCGAGTTCAGCTCCAGGTCCACCAGGTACCAGGTGTTCGCCAGCACCACCGGCCCGATGTCGGCCGTGAGGGAGCCCGTGACCGCGAACAGTTGGAACCGTTGGGCGGCAAGGTTGTACCGGAAGTGCACGGACCCGGTGCCGGTCGTGAGCTCGAAGATCCGTGCGTTGTTGTTCCCCCACGTCGGCGACCGGACCATGAACCGGACAGCCGTGACCCTGTTCCCCGCAGAGATGTTGATCCGGATGTTCTCGCGATCCTCCGCCGGGGGCCAGATCTCCATCGCGTACCGGCCCTCCCACACCGGGAAGTCCGGCACCGAGACGAACCTCGGGTTGTTGACGACCACGCTATAGATGCTCAGATCGGCGAGCTCGAAGCTGTCGTCGATGAGCAGCGTCGCCATCAGCCCACCCTCCGCCGACGGATCCGCGTGTCCCTGTGGGCGCTCCCGTGAGCCGCAATCCCCCCGGCAACCGAGTGAACCTCGACCGCCGAGATCGACAGGATGTCTGCGGCGTTCCAAGTCATGCCGACCTTGGGGTTGACCGGCGCCTCGTCGTACTCCATCTGTGAGGAACCCGCGCCTCCTGGCTGCGCCGGTGAACCCAGCAGTGTGTAGTTGGCCCCGGCGGTGCCGACACCCCCGGTCAGGTCGGACGCGCTGCAAGCCACGACGATGCTGTCGGGCTTCGGGTCACGGGACAGCGTCGCCTCCAGGAAGGTCTTGTCTCCCACGTCGTAGTGCTCGGACGCCACGGCCCCGATGGGATCCGACAGGCTTGGGCCTCCGTCGATACGGACCAGATGCAGAACCCCGCACCGGTAGACCGGCCCAGGCCCGTAGTTGAACGTGAGAGTCCCGGCCACCGCGCCCGACGCGATCCCCCACCAGACGTTCACGCCGCAACGATCTAAGCCGGTGAACCGGTAGACGGCCTGGGCCGAAGGCACACGAGCCCAGGGAGCGTCCCAGCCGTTCGTTCCCACCAGGGTCGGACAGCGGTACGGAACATTGGGCGTGTCGTTCATCCGACCAACGATGAACGCTAGATACAGCGCGCCGTTGGTCGGGGTGATGCTGCCGGTCACGTACGAAGTCAGGTCGGCGATGTCAACGAGCTGGCTCTCCATCACCGCCGCGAGCGCCATTACAGCCCCACCGTCTGCAACGCCCTCTTGCCCCGCTTCCCACCATGCGAGTTCCCCGCGAAGGTGTCGTCCGCGACCGCTGCGTTGTAGTGGGCCGCGATCCGTCCCGCCGACAGCGCCACCGGGTAGACGGCGACCTCGTCCAAGTACCCGGCGAACGCATCCCCAGGAGCAGGCCCTCGCACGTTCAGACCGATCTCCTCGCCCGAGCCGGGGACAGGGTGGCCGCTTGTGCCCATGTTCGTCTGCTGGAAGTTGTCAAGCGCCCCGTTGATGTAGACGTCGATGCCGATCGCCGTGGCGGGCGTCGTGAACACAGCGACGACGTGGTACCACTTGTTCTTGATCTTGCCCGTTTGCTCCAGGACGCTCGATCTCGTGGATGCGTTGACTCCCGACGGACTGAAGGCGGAGATCCAGGCGTCGCCACCGAACCCGAACCATCCGATCCGGGACGTCTCGCCGGTACCCCCCGCCCCACCGACGCCCAGCAGAACCGCGGTGTCCCCACTCGATAGGGCGTTCTTTGGCTGAAACCAGAGCTCGTACGTCCAACTCGTCGGGCTGTTCAGGGCTCCCGCCGCGATCCCGACGTACGGGCCTCCATTGTCGATGGCATTGTTGAACCAGAGCCCCTTGCTGTTCGCGATCCCCGGCTCGCGCCACGTCAGAGACCCCAGGGAGGAACCCCTGACGGTCCCGTTCCGATTGCCCGCCGTCTCGTCTTTGAACGGTGGGTTGCCCTCCTCGAAGCGCCAGTAGCCGGAGGGTGAGTCGGCGAGAACCTCGGCGGCGTACGCCACCGCCTTAGATCGGCCAGTCGATCTCCGCCCACGTGAGCCCACCGTTCACGATCCAGGTGGTGCCCGCGCCGGTACCGGCCATGAGGGCGACCAGCGAGTTCGGGGGAACGATGATGAACCCGCCGAGATCCTCCGCCTGCGGGTTCGCCGCGAACCCGGCTGCGATCGCGGTCACGCCGTTCAGCAGCGCGATCTCGCGGCCGGTCGCCGGGGCCAGTCCGGTCAGTGCCGTGTTGTTGTACGGCACCATCGAGGATCCGTCCGGAGACGCAGCCGCATCGAGCAACGTGCTGAAGATCGAGCCCGCCCCCGCCGCGGTGATCGACGTACCGACGCCGTGGATCGCGTTCAGCACGCCCTGACCACCGGCCGGGGTACCGGAGACCGTGGTGAGGTTCGATCGGAGCAGGACCGCTGCGCGCTTGGATCCGATCGGGTTCAGGAAGCCGACGACCGGGGTCGCTGTGGCAGCCGCGATCGGTGAGTTGTGGGTCGCCGCGATCGTGACCGTCTTGATCACGGTCGAGAAGATCCGACCCTCCAACGCGATGTTCGAGTACCTGCCGAGCAGGTCGCTGACGAGCAGTTCCCCGTACGCGCCCGAGCGCCCGTCAGCCTGGACACCCTTGGCGACTGGTGCGAATCGCCTGACGAGCTCTACAAGCATCTGCTGTACCCCCCTATCCCGTTGGTCCGTGCATGACCTGGTTCCTCGCGTCCGCCATCTCGTCGAGCCGGATGCTCATCGCTTCGAGGAGACGACGCTGGGCGGTGTCCACCACCAGGAGCGTCGGACCGTTGTCGGTCTCGACACTCGCCAGCGCCACCGCGGATCCGTAGATCTGCCAGCCGTTCTCGTCGTAGACGGCCCAGCCGCCTTCCCCGAGCTCGATGTCCGGCGTGATGCTGTTCGCCGCCAGCAGCCCGTTCGCGAACAGCCGGAAGGCTTGCCCCGCAGCACCCAGGTTGACCGCGTGGATCGACTTGACAAACCCCTCGGTGCTGGCCGGTGGCGAGTAGACCTCGGCCGCGACGTCTGTCAGCACGCCCTGGTACAGGAGCTTGTAGACCTCGTTCCCGGCGTTCAGCTCCATGCCGTAGATCGTCAGCGCCACCTGGCCGGACAGCGATGCCTTCGCACCGAGGGTGTCGGCAGCGGCGAGAGTCAGCATCAGACCGGATCCGCGATCTCGACGTCCCAGACCGGGAAGTTCACCGTGTTGCCGGACGTCAGCGCCTGCGAGGTGCAGGTCGTCACGTAGAGCAGCCGTGTGGCATCGGTGATCGCGACGTGGGTCGCCGTCCCCGAGGTGTCCACCGGCACCGAGGACTTTGCCGCCATCCGCACCTTGCGCCCGTTCGTGTCACCGTCGGAGATCGTGTAGTCGGTGCCCGGTGTCATCGCGACGTCGGCGAGCTTGAACGTGGTGATCGCCTCGGTCCGTGTCGTCGGCTCCGCGTTGCAGACGGTCATCAGATCGCCGTCGTTCAGGATGTTGAACGCACCGTCCAGGACGTCGTTGTGAACCGTCTTCGCGAGCAGGAGCTGGCGAGCCCAGATCACCAGGAACTGCGGGATGATCAGCGTCGGGTTCATTCGTCGAAGCCCCCCGTGTGTCCGAGCGTCCCGTCGTGGATGTCGAGATCCACCACCTCGGGCGGAGCCGCGACCGATCCTTCGAGCCAGCCGTTGCGCTCGAAGTACCGAGCTCGGTTGATCTCGACCTTGTATGCCTTGCCCTTGCGGAACCGGAACCCCTCGTCCAGGAAGTCCTGGTTCGGCACAATCTTGCGGAGCTTCTGATTCTTCCGCCTGAACAGCCCCATCATGCGTACAGGCTCGCGTGTAGGACGGCACCCGCCGTCGCTTCGATGAACCGGAGCTTGCTGACCTTGCCCGCGTACCAGAACTCGTCACCGACGTCGATCAGCATCCCGTCGGTCGCCGACGGATCCACGTCGTCATCGCGCCACCGGACGGCCTGTGTCTCCGTCTTCAGCAGCACCGCTCGGACCTTGACGCCGCCGCCCGGACCCGTCCCGGAGGTGGGCATCGTGAGGAACTTCACGACGGAGAGCCCCGTGACCTTCTGGTAGCCCCTGGGCGCAAGCGGTGTGTCACGTACGTCCACGCGCCGCTCCCTTCTTCGGGACTCGCACCCGTGGCACCTCGGTCTCGATCGGTCCGGCCTTGCCCTGGGCTGCGAGCTGTCCGAGGATCAGCTCGATCTTCTGGTTCAGCTCCGCGATCTGGGCGTCCCGCGGATCCTGCACCTCCACCGATCGCACGGCAACCGGCTCGGTCTGCGAGAGCGCCATGACCTCGTCGAACTCGTCCGCCTCGTCGGCCTCGGACTCCATGTCCTGAGCCACCTTGCGCTCGCCGGGATCGTCATCCAGGTTGGCGTGGATCGAGCAGAAGCGGCTGCCGTCCATCACCTCGCGGCCACAGAGCTCGGCCGGTCCGCCCGGCGTGATGACCGTCACCATGCAGGCGAGCTTGGCGTCCGGGCTGAGCGTGCCGATCGCTCCGGCGAACGGATCCAACCGCAGCGCGTCCCCGAGCTCCTCGATGTAGTAGTCCGGGATCCTCTCCCCGATGTCCAGGAAGAAGCCCCGTCCGCCCCGCTTGTTGAAGTCCTCGTGGGTCAGCAGGTACTTCTCGACCATCTCCCGCGTCTCGTCGTCCCAGCGGTACTTGCGCTGGAGCGTCTTTGTGTCGCAGAAGTAGTTGTCGAACTCCGCTGCGATCCCAGGGATCTTCGAGACATGGCCCCATGCGTCTCGACCCGAGTCGGCCGCGACGATCACGTAGCGCATGTCGTAGAGCCGATGCCTGAACCGCATCGTGTCGTGTCGTGTCTCCTGTTGAACCTCTGCCATGCGTCCCCCTTACCTGTAGCCGAACGCGATCAGCCGTACGTCCCCGACTGCCGTCTGGTCCACCGCGCCCGACTCGGTGTTGAACGCGGTGAACAGGATCGCCTTCTTGTTCGTCAGGTCCGGCACGACTTCCCGACGGTCCGCGATCGTCACGTCGTTCTGGCTCACAACGATCCCGGTCACTTCCTTGAAGTCGTCCCAGATCGCGGCGATGTTCTCGCCGCCGACCACGTACGGGTTGCCGAACGTGAGCTTGTAGACACCGACCGACAGCGCCCTGGATCCGAGTCCTGACACCTCGCCACGCGCGCCGCCGCCGGGGGAGTCCGCTTGCCTCGTTAGCGTCGAAGCCATCTCTCCTCCTGTCCTCGATCAGACCGGGGCTGGGGAGCCCTGAGCACCACTCCCCAGCCACCGATCCGCGTGCGGGGACGCACGTTCCTTAGCCGGTGATCCCTGTGGCGACGCCGTGCACCTTGGGGAGCTCGACCTGCCAGCCGACCTCCGTCAGGTACTCGTCGGTCCACTTGTCATCACCGGGAGCCTGCCGGTCGATCAGGAGCTTGGTGTCCCTGTTCGCGATGTAGCGGTACGCCAGCCGCTTCGGTGCGATCGCGATCATGTAGCCGCCGAACCCCGTCCCGCCCGGTCCGTTCTCCAGGAGCCGGTGCTTGACGATGTTCATGCGGCCGTGGGAGGTGATCCACTGGTTGATCGCGATGCCGAACGTCTTGTCCGACGGCACCGTCTTCAGGCGTCCCGCTGCGAGCTGGTCGATCACGGACACGCCGAGGGCCGAGGCCATCAGGAGTCGAGAGTCGCCCTCTCCGGTCGGGTTCGTGAACCCGGCCATCCAGTTCTCGATCTCCGCCTCGGTCATCGTCCCGCCCATGTTCTGGTTGTTCTGGGTCAGGAAGTAGAGCAACCCGCCCGTGTACCGGCGCGGCGCGCCAGCCACCGACGTGTCGTTGCTCAGCTCCCCGAACAGGGCGGTGCGTTCGAGATCGACCTTGTGCGCGACGGCCTGCTCCATCCGGAGCCGCGGGCGGTCCTTTCCGGTGTAGTTCTCCGAGTTCTCCTCGGTGCCGGTCGTACCGAACGGGCTCCGGACGATCTGCGTGTAGTTGAACGGGTACGTCTCCGCGTGTGAACGCGGAACCCCGACCGAGTCGCCTTCAGGGAGCGCGTTCCCGATCGTCAGCAGGTCGTCGTTGTCCAGGATCGCGATGCCGTTCACGCCGTCACCATCGACCGCCCGGACTACGGTCAGGGTGTTGGTCACGACGTTGGTGACGCGCATCTTCTCGCCGGTCCTCACGACCGCGATCACGTCACCGATGAAGTGCTCGACGCCGCTGTCCACGACGATCGAGGTGGCGGTGGCCGAGTAGCCCGCGCCGTTGTTGACCTGGTCCCAACGGGACGGCAGATCCTTCTCGATCCACTCGAACTTCGAGTTGATGGCGACCCGCTTGGTCGGCGCTTGTGAGAGCACCACCGTGAGTGGGGCGGCATCCGGATCGAGGTACGCGATCCTCGAAGCCACGTCTCGAACCCGCCTAGACGCCGGGACAAGGTCTGTGGATTCGTGGACCCTGATGACTGTCTGAGCCATGAGTCCTCCCGTACCTCAGGTGGATGGTTCGCTCTCGCGCCTGGGGCCGGGTGCCGGGGGAAGTTCGGGCCGGGTGCCCTTCGCGTTCCTATTCGGTTCGGGCTTCGGGCCTCCAGCGGGAGGGTGCCGTCCCGGCGGATCTCACTGGAAGAAGATAGACGATTCGCGCTCCGACTTCCAGAGGTTCAGGGCCTCATCGAACTCGTCCCCCTTGGGGGGCTGGCCGGGCGCTCCGGCGGGGATCCCCGAGCCTCCATGCTCGACGAAGGCAGCCCGGCGCTGGGCCTCGCCCTGGTTCACGCGCCGCTCCTGCCCCTTGGTGATCGCCGCCTGGATCTCGGGAGCTCCGGCCTGCTGCTTCGCGTACTGCCGTCCCTCGACCGTGTCCAGGTACGTCGGATTGAGCCGGTAGATCGTGAGCAGCTTCGGGTTCTGAACGCACTCCAGCGCAACGCTCAGCGCGTCGGGGTGCGCCATGTTCAGCCCGGTCGTCCGGCGGAGCTCGACGAACGCCGCGCCCACCTTCCGATCGAGCTCGCCGCCCTCCTCCACCTCGGGGTGGGATGCGTAGAAGGCGTCCACGTTCGTGTCGTACTGCGCCCGGCGCTGCTGCTCCTCCAGAGCCGCCGCCTGCTGCTGCTGGATCGGCGCGACCCGCTGGTCCACTCGCTGGCTGACGAGCTTCTCGATCTCCTGCTGCCGCTGGAGCTGCTCGGCGAGCTCGGGGTTCTCGGCCAGGAGCTGCTGGCTGATGAACGGCAGGATCGCCTGGAGCGTCTGCTGCTGTTGCGCCATCTGGGCCTGGAGCTGACCGAACGCCTCGGACTGAGCTCGCGCGTCGTTCATGGACCTGGTGGCCCACGACTGCATCTCCTGGTAGCTCCGCTCGGCGTCCTCCACCGAGTCGAACTCGCGTCCGGCGAACAGGAGCCGCTCGAAGTCCTCGGCCGCTACCTCCTCCGCCGTGGGCTCAGGAGCCGCGTGCCGGGGCTCGTACTCGATGACGGTCGCGCCGTCTTCCTCGCCCTCGGGGGTCTCTCGTTCCTCGACCTCTCCAACGACATCGACGACGTCAGCGCCGTCCAGGAGCGGATCGTCGTCGGTCGCTCCGGGCTGCTGCTGCTGCGGTGGGAAGCCGAACGCCTCCCCTGTCGGCATCTTCTGCTCAGGTGTGCTCAACGATTTCCTCCTCGTCCCCGCCGTTTAGTCGGCGCTCGATCGACTCTTGCTTGCCCTGGATCATCTTGAACTGCTGCGCCGCCCGGTGTGGGAGCGCGAGCAGGTACTCGAAGGCTCGGATCTGACCCTGCACGTTCGCGATCTGCTCGGGCTTGAACGTCTTCACCGCGAGCTCATCCTTGATCCGCGAGATCTCGGACTCCAGTGTCGTGCGGATGTGCTGCCACCCGTCCGATCGGAACGTGTCGAGCGTCTGCTGGAGCGCCGCCAGATCCCGCATCAGGATCCCGTGTGCGTTCTCCAGCGCCTTCGGATCGACCGTGTCCCCGAGGAACCGGGGCGCGAGCTTGGGGTCGTACGTCATCCGACCGGAGCTCCCGCGAGAGCCTGGCTGAGATCAACGCCACCCGGTCCTGGTGCCGGTGCCGGTGCGAGACCTGGCTGCATCGGTCCGGCCGGGACGCCCGGCGGAGCCATGAGTCCGGGCTGGCCCATCTCGGTCTGCGGTCCGACCATGTAGGCGTCCAGATCCTTCTTCTTGTACGCCACGAGCACGTCCTCCACGAGCTTCTGCACGCCCGGCCCCGGCATCGGCTGACCCGTCATCGGGTCCACCGTCGGTGGCAGGTACTGCGAGAGTACCTCCAACAGCGTCAGTGCCTGCTCGCGCTGCGAGCTCTCGGTGAGCTGTGTCGAAGCCGTCTCGATGTCGTAGTCGAGCGAGCCCTGGATCGACTCGGGGTCGAACGTCTGGAACAGGATCTGCCCGCGCGGTCCGAGGATCCTGATCACTCGCTCCTCGGTGGTGAACTGCTGGATGATCGACCCGTACATGCGGCCCAGATCCTTCAGGCCCATCAGCTCCATGAGCGTCGTCTTCAGGGCGTACCGCGTCGCTCCCTGCTCCTGGATGATCGCCGTGCCGGTGGCGGTGTCGGCAAGCGAGTCCGAGCTCACGCCGGTCTGGTACGCGCTCGTGGCCGATGCCCGCTCGGCGGTGTCCATGATCTCCCGCGTCTCCTCGTAGCTGGATCCGGTGACGTCGGGGAACTGGATCGGCATGATGACCTCTTGTGGGATCCGGTCGCCCGTGATCCGGATCATCCCGCCCGGCCGCGACTCCAGCTCGTCCATGTCCGCGATCGCGTTCTCGCTCACCCCGAACATCGCGTTGAGGATCAGACGCAGGTTGTCGATCCGCTGGTTCGTGATCGCGTTGAGCTGGTCCTGGAGTCCTTCGAGCGGCTCGATCTCACCGATGCCCCAGAACTCGCCCTCGACCAGTTGGTCAACGAACCTGACGAACGGCTTCAGCCCGTGGTCGTACGGGTTCTCACTGACCCGGAGCAGCGCCTTGCGGTTCGCCATCGTGATCAGGCGACCGTCGTCGGTGTAGAACTCCAGGATCTCGATCGGCTTGCGTGTCGGATCGGTGTCGGATGGGCCAAGGTCGATCGACTCCAGCCGCTTCTTCAGTGGCTCGTCGGCCGTCTCGGTCATCTCTTTCGGGCTCATGTTGTCGGGCCAGCGGTACACGCCGGACTCGACCATCTTCTGGACGTGGCGGAGCTCCCGGTAGACGCGGTGGATGCAGTAGCGCGAGCTCTGCACGTCGTCCGCCTCCGGAGCCGGGAAGAAGTTCCAGATGTCCACCCACTCGGCAGCCGGTCCGTCGTACCCGACGTAGGAGTACCGCTCGACCTCGTAGCCCACCTGGATCCGGCCCATCGGCACCTGCTCGGTCTGCTGCATCGCCTGACCGTTCAGATCCATGAACGCGGATCCCTCGGGCTGTCGCAGCGTCGAGATCTGCGGTGCCATCACGTCCTCGTACTGCGGCACCATCTTGCGAGCTCGGTAGGTCACGACCTTGTGGTAGGTCTTCAGCAACCCGGTCCCGTACTTCAGCGCCGACTTCACGGCCTTGACGAGCTCCAGGAACAGATCGCTCTTGGTGGCCGACCAGTCCATGAGCTGCTCCATCATCTTCGCGGGCTCGACGTCCTCCTCGCCGACGGGCAGGACCAGGAAGCGGGGGAGCTGTGCGACCAGACGAGGAGCCACCGTCTCGACGACCCAGAAGACCATCGGCACGAACATCTTCGAGTGCCAGTCCTCGGGATCGTGCTTCACGAACGCGCGGTATTGCTTGTAGTACCGCTCCCAGTTCTCGACGTAGCTCGACTTGGCTTTCTCGGCCGCGATGAAGGCGTTCTGGCACCAGCCGATCAGCTTCTTCTCGTCGTCGGAGTCCTCGGGGAACAGATCCTCGATGCCGGACTCGGGTCCGTACGCAGCCTCAGGCCCCGGCATCAGCTACCGCGGATGCCCTTGTTCGATCCGAACAGGCGGGTCTTGCAGATCCGGATCGCCGACTGCTCGTCCACCCGTGAGTTCTTCATCACGGACTGGATGCAGCTCTCCGTCTTCGCGACGTTCCGGGTCGAGTCACCGCCCGCCTTCTTCGGGATCCCGTACGGCGTAGGTCAGCCCTCCACTTCGCGGATCGCCTTGATCAGCTCGGCCTTGTTCATGCTCGATCGGCCCTCGATGTCCAGGACCGACGCGATCTCGTGGAGCTCCTCAACCGTCTTGTCGTCGAGCGACTCCTCGTCTGCCGCGATCGACTCCTCGGTCAGGGCCTCCTCGACCGTGACCTGACCTTCGAGCTGCTCGCCCGCGCGGATCTTCTCCGCCTCGTCGCGGAGCTCCTGTGCCGCGGCAGCATCGGCAGCCAGCGCCTCTGCCGTGTCGATCACCTCTTGCGCGAGTGCCGGAGACGATGAGGAAGCCACCTCCGGGAGCGCCTCCCCGGCGCGCCGACGCCGCTCGATCCCGCCACCGAACTGTTCGAGGGCAGCCGCCTTGTCTTCCTCCTCCAGCCGTTTGAACTCGTTGGCCTCGATCTCCTCGTCTGTCACGTCCGGGTTCGGACTGGCATCCACCTTCACGGTCGCTCGATCCACGACCTCGACGCCGAACGCATCGGCCAGCGCCTCCGCTGCGGAGTTGCGATCGCCCGCGCGCTCGTAGCCCTCCGACGGGAACACGATCTCGCCGTTGACCGCGACGCCCGCGAAGTAGAACTGGTTGTCCTCGCCGCGGAACTCCTCGACCTTGCTGAGCTGGATCTTGTTCGGCGTGTCCTTCGGCTCCAGCGTGATGATCAGGCTGCCCGCGTCGTCGCCCTCGGTCGGCCGATCCACGTGGACATCCCACCCGCCGGTCAGTGCGTCTCGTGAGATCTCGGTCTCGATCCCGTCCGAGAGTCGCTTCACGATCAGTTCGTTCGCCATCGGTCCTCCTCCTCTGGCCTACATCTGTCCCATCATGCCCGGCTGAAGGCCGAGCAGTTCCAGGATCCACGGTGGCAGCTCGGGCTGTGGTTCTGGTGTTCGCATGTCCGGCGGAGCCGGTGTGAACCCACCAGGCCCGAACAGTGGTTCAGGTGGAGCAGGTGCGAAGCCCGCGTCACCGCCGAGTCCGAGCGGCAATCCGAACCCGCCCGGTGCTGGCTCAGGTGGAGCAGGTGCGAAGCCTTGATCGCCCATCCCACCCAACAGACCCGGCAGCTCGGACACCGACGGGTTCTCGTACTGGCCGGTGTTCGGCCCCTCGTTCAGCGGGTACTGGGGCCACGATCCGCCGGGTGTCGGGGCCTGGCCGACCAGACCACCGAGCTCCTCTGGCATCAGCCCGCCGTACTCGCCGACGTCGCCACCCCCGTAGTCCTCGCCCAGCATGTCCATCGTGTCAGCCGGGGCGAGCTCCTCCTCGGGTGACGGCAGCACTGGTCCAGGCGGAGCGCCGAGCTCGTCTGGCGCAGGCTCCGGGTACATCTGGGGCAGAACCTGCGACAGCCCCTGGTAGTCGCCGTCCTCCATCAGCTTCCGGATCAGGTCCATCAGGATCGAGACACCGCTTTGCCCCATCGGCTGCTCGGGCTCGGGGCCGGTGGGGAAGCGGTTGCCGATCAGGGATCCTGGCCCGCTGTTGGGCGGGACGTACGGGGGCGCGATCGCCATGCGGGCAGCCTAGCGCACCGGAGGCCCTGGTTCCAGGGGCTTGCCGTCTGGCTTCAGACCCCGTCGCTTCATGGCCGCAGGATCCGGACCATGTGCATCCCGGCCGTAGAACTGGGTCGCGTTGCCCGGCCCGTAGTACGGGAACTGGCCGACGCAGCCCTCGTCCGGATCGTTCTCATGGTCCTGGCACCGACAGCACCAGCACACGTGGCTCGGGTGTCCATGCTCCAGCTTGTCGTGACCGACCACCAGACGGCAGCCGTGCGATCCCCAGAAGACCTGGCAGCTCAGATCGCCGTGTCGCTGTGCACGAGCGGTCACTCGTCATCCCATCCGTAGTCCACGACGCCGGTCGGTGTCTTCGCCCTCTTTACTTTCTTGGTCTCGCCGACCTTAGAGCTCGGACAGGCGTGTCGCAACGCCATCTGGAGACAGCCCGCGGCGGTGATCACGCGGTCATCATGGCACGCCTCCTCGGCTGCCGGTCGGCCCTTCTCGTCCTTCACGAACGTGAACATCTCGTCGATCGACCGCTGGTTCGGGAGCCAGACGTCCTCGGTCCGGATCGCTTTCGCCAGGTCGTCGAGCATCGGCATCCGGTTCTGCTCGGAGGTGATCCACCCGATCTCCATCGTGGCCTTGTCGGTCCGCCGGTTGATGACCCGGTGCGAATACAGGAGCGGGTACTCCAGCCTCTCTCGGAGCTCCCTGACGATCGTCTGGCCCGAGCTGTGGTTCCGCTCCACCCCGATCAGCGCAGGGCGTGACGGCATCTCTGGTGGCCTGCACGAGTAGAAGTAGCCGAGCCGCCAGACCAGCGTCGCGAAGTATTCGGGTGCGATGTGGCCGTGGAGCTGAGCCACGAACTTCCGGCGGTTCACGTCGAAGACGTCGGCGCACGAGAAGTCCCGGCCACCGACCTCGGCGAGCTGATCGGTGAGAGCGCCTTCGAGCCCCGACAGGATCCCCTCGGCCGTGTCGCAGAAGATGACGTAGTGCGAGCCCTGCTGCGGCATCTCCCAGATCCGGAGGTGTCCTCGCGGATCCGGCTGCGGTGTCAGGAACTCGTCGGTCTGTCGCAGGCTCCCTCGGAAGATCGGCTCGAACGACGAGATCTCGTACCGGCGCAGCGGCTCCTCGTCGAAGAACATCTGCCCCGATGCCAGGAACGCCTCGTCCGGTGTGGCCGGGAACTCCTGCCGGAAGCCTCGCTCGTTGCCCTCGAACTGCTCCGCGATCGTGCGACGTCGCCACAGGATCTGCCCGAGGGTGAGCTGGTGCCGCTTCCCCCGCCACTCGAACCCCTGGGTCATCGCGAGCTGCTCGTACTCGTCCAGCGTCTCCAGCTCCGCTCGATCGTGTGCGCTCAGCTTGTGGATCGTGTATTCGCGGTAGATCCACCAGGGCAGGAACACCGGCCTGAACCCGTTGCGACCGTTCACCGCTCCGGTCCACAGGCGGTGGAAGAAGTTGCCTCGCCCCTTGGCCGTGCTCTCGACGATCACCTCTGTCCCGTCGCGCGGGATCGCCTGCATGAGCGAGATCCACGCCTCCTCGGGCTTCTTGTAGCTGGACAGCTCGGACAGGTGCGCGAGCTGGTACGTGGCTCCTCGTGCGACGTCCTCGTCCCCCGCCGTGTCCACCTCGATCGCCGAGTCCAGCCCTGGGTTCAGCGAGATCTCGATCGGATCGTGGCTCGGGTTCCCGTACCGGAGCTCTCGGGCTCGGGAGCTGTATTGCCGCATCGGCCGCATCTCGGTGGGCAGGTGCGCGTCGAACCGTCGGTAGATCCTGAAGATCCTGGCCGATCGCTCGGTCTTGTCGGTGACGACGATCGCGTCCGTCTCCGGCCAGAGCTGCACCTTGCGGAAGAAGCGAGCCGCGACGTAGGTCGTGACGCCTTCCTGCCGGGCCTTCAGCACCACGAGCCGGACCCGGTGTTCGGTGGCCCACTGGTCCTGGCACTCCCGATCGACGATCTCCTGAGCGAAGTTCAGCTCCAGGGGGATGACTCGCCCGCCTTCCTTGGGACGGATGACGAGCGAGCTCCGACAGTAGACGTTCAGATCCTCGTGGAGTACCGAAGGCGCTTCGACGATCACCTCAGAGTTCGAGCTGGTCGTACGTGGCGATGATTATCTCGGTCGCCTCGTAGGCCCTGCGCGCTGCCCGGTGGATCTCCCGAGCAACCTCCGACCCCGCCGCCTCCTGGAGGGGACTCATCGTGTCACCTTCGGGCGTCATCCGCATGATCGGCTCCAACTTCCCGCGGATCCGTCCGATCTGCGAGTCCAGCCGATCCAGCTCGGTGTGCAGCTTCGAGATCCCCGAGAGCACCGCCGACTCTTTCGCGACACGCTCCGTCGCCGTCTGCGCGTACCCGTAGCCCTGCTCTGGTCCTGGCTCTGCTGCCATGTGCGTCCCCCTTGCTCTACTGCCAGCTCGGCTCGTACCCGCTGGCCTGGAGATCCCGGATGTATTGGTCGAACGTGCGCGGTTTCTCTTGGTTGATCGAGGTCGCCTCCCCCGCCACCAGTCGCTGGAGCTTGACGACTGTGTCCATGACTCGTGCGACCTCGGCCGGAGACGTCTTCCCGAGACCATTCGTGGCCCATCCCTTCGCCTTGGCTTCGACCGCCTTCAGCGCGTGCTCTGCGATCGAGGTGATACGAGCGTCGATCTCGGCCTGTCGCTCTCCGGCGTGCTCCCTTCGGATCCGCTCCTGTTCCAGATCCCATGCGTCGGTCCTGTGGGGCCAGCCGTGCTTCGAGCTGAGCTTCTCCAGTTGCCGAACTCCTACCGACACCGTGCCGGTCTCTACGAGCCTGGCGAGCGAACGCTCTGGTCCGAGGTCTCGGTAGGCCGCGAACTTCAGGAAGTCGGCTGCGCTCTCTCCGAACTGCCGATCCCAGAGCGCGGGCTCAATCGGTGTCGAGGCTGGGATCGACGTCGGTTGTTTCGGTGTCCGCCGCGAGGAGCGTGTCGAGCTTCGGCTCCGCGCGGACGATGTCGCCGGAGCGCCGGTCCTTCCTCCAGAGCTTGCCATCTGCACCTCTCTTGATCGCGCCGATCCCGTGGGTGGCGTCCATCATGCGGTCCTCGGCGTCTTCACCGAAGGTGTCGTGGACCGACTCGACGTCATAATAGTCGCGCTTGGTGCGTGTTTCCAGGGCTGCCCCGTCCACCTGCACGGTTCTCAGACGCTCGGCGAAGGTCATGCCGCAGCGTCCTCCCATGTGCTCGGAGCCGCAGTCGGGGCAGGCGGTGAACGTGATCACGCCATCTTGCCTCTCGTGTCCATCGCTGGGTCGTCCCGGTGCAGCGGATCCTTCAGCCTCTCCACCTCGCGGTGATGCTCGTCGTGATGAACTTCCAGCGATACCGGGGGGCCTATCTCCAGATTCGCATTACGCTCCCGCAGCCGCTTGACCTGCTCGTACGCGCGGTCCCGACGCATCCGCTCGCGCTCGACCTCGGCCCGGAGCCGGGCCTTCTCGTTATCAGCGGCGGCAAGCGCCGCCCGCAGCCGCTCGACCTCGGCCCATCCTGCATCTGCTCGTTCGATGTTCGCGTCCTTCGCCAGTCGCAGCTCCTCGACCTCGGCCTCCTTGCGTTCGAGCGCGTCGTTCAACCGCTCGATTGCATCGAGGAGCCCCGACCTACCCTTGAAGTCTGCACGTATTGGCCCGTCAACGTGAACGTGAACGTGGTCTGGTTGCTGCTCCCGGATCGCGATCGCGAGATCCGTCAGTGCCTTGGTCTGCTCGTGTGGCAGTCGAGCTCCGGGCTTGAAGGCGTTGTGGACCGCTTCGGCGACGACCTCGATCCGCATCAGCCTGAGCTGGAGCTTGGTGATGTAGTCGTCCTTCGCCTTGATCTGCTCGTCCAGCTCCATGTTGCGCGCGATCACGCCAGCGTTCTGCTCGTGCATCAGATCAAGCTTCTCCTCCAGTTCGGCGACGTCTTCGAGCGCGCCTTGGATGTCGTGTGACTTCGCGCTGTCGGTCATCCCGTCACCCGGTAGCCGTAGCGGCGAGCTCGGAGTTCCTCGCGCCATGCGTCGGTCAGGATCCAGTACCCCGCGCTGCCGATCTGGTTCTCGAATCCGTAGTCCTTCGCCTCGTCGGTCCCGAGCTCCAGCTCGATCAGCCCCTTTGTGTACGTGCCGAACAGTTGGCCGGTGACGCAGTTGCAGTCGTCGGAGATGTCGAGCTTGCGGATCCTCACCCGACGCCACCAGCCGGGAACGACTCTGTCGAGCAGAGCCGCCCCGGCCGCAGCGCGGGCGCGCGTCTTCGCGTATCGGTTGCGCGCCAGATTCCTCATCGCTGTCGCTTCTCCCTCTCGATCTCGTCCAGGCGCTGATCGGCCCAGTCGTACCAGGGGTCGTCGCTCACGATGTTGCGTCTCCACCAGCGGACGATCGCCGACCAGACGCCCTTCATCGGTTCAGCTCCGGGGCGGTCAGCCAGTACCGGAGCTGACCATCGACGTAGACGAACAGGAGCTCGCCACCGTGGACCTTGTAGTGGTCCAGGGTGAACGTCTCGTTGCAGTCGAGGTGGAAGTTGAACCTGCGGATCCCCGACGATCGCTGGATCCCGCCCGTGACCCTGAACTGGGCCTCACCCTCGAACGTGATGTCGATCTGCGGGTCGGCGTACCAGTCGCCGAACGTCACCGACGGATCGCATGACGGCGCTGGCCGTGGCGGAGGTGTCGTCCGCGGTGGTGGCGGTGTCGTCGTCTCCGTCGGCGGTGGCTCCGTCGGCGTCGGGCACTGGTCCTCGTCGCACGGTGGCGGGCTGGTCGGAGGTGGCGGCGACGTCGGTGGTGGGACCGAGACCGAGCCACAGTGGTCCTCGTTCACCCCGCCGTTGTTGCCGTGCTCCTCGCAGTCCTGCCCGTTCTCGTTCGGATCCGGGACACAGGTCTGCCCCGAGTTGCCATGACTACAGTCGCCCTGTCCGGGCGGCTCTGTCGGTGGTGTCGCGGCTGCGATCACCGGCAGCGATGCACTGGCGACCATCGCCAGGATGACGAACAGCTTCCTCATGGTGCGTCCCCTTTCGTTCACTTCGAGAGCACCTCCAGGTCGGAGGGCTCCGGTACGACCGCGCTGTCATCGAGCTTCAGTTCCTCGGCCAGCTCGACCAGCACCGCGATCGCCTTGCGCTGATTCTTGATGTCCATCTTGATCGAGTTCAGGTGCGGGAGACCCGACACCCCTGCCTTCGAGAACGCCGCCAGGATCTTCAGCTTGGCGAGCGACTCGCGATGCGCGCGCAGGTTGCCGTAGATCTGGTCCATGTCCGAGACGTGTTGTGACTGCTCGGTCGTGAGCTCGACACCTTGACTCGCGAGCTCTTGCTCCAGTGCAGCCGCGAACTCCGCCTCGGTCTCGACACCTCCGGAGATCTGATCGAGCTCCATGCCCGACTCGTCTGGCGTCCCCACTTCCGTCACGCCGCTGGCTCCCCGAACCTCGGACTCGATCGGGTCTTCTCCGCTTTCCACCACTTCTCCACCTCCTCCAGATCCCAGACGCGCGTGTAGCCGGAGATCACAGCAACGGGCGCGGGGAAGTCCTCGTAGCGTCGAGCCCACGATCGGACCGTGCCGATCACGACGCCGTACCGATCGGCGATGTCTCGTGCAGAGACGAGCTCGCCGAAGCGACTACCGGCGTGAGCCTTTCGGAACTTCCTCGCGTCCTTCTGGTTCATCCTTCAGGTCTCCGATCTTCGGCAACATCGCGTACACGTGTCCGGCGTGACGATCGCGAACCTCTCGGCTCGATCCTCGCGCCTTCCATGCCTTGCACGAACACTCGCCCAGACCCTCGCCGCCCTTCGACTTGGACCAGTAGCTCAGCGTGTGCAAGCTCATCAGTTCTCGTCTCTCCTGCCGAGTCGCCCCGGCGAGTAGGAGTCCCACCGTTGGTTCATCTGTCTGCGGTACGTGTCCCACCATGCCTCTTGGATCCGGCGAGCCAACCGACAGCGGCGGAGGTGGAGGGCCAACGCCCCCCACCCCACTGCCGCCAGGATCTCGCTCAGGTAGAGCCTCAACGGCTCAGACCCTGACTGCGTCGAGCGCCGCTGCGATTCTCCCCAGCCCGTAGATCACGTCCTGCCTCCGGGCCTCGGAGACCTTCACCACGTACGGCTGGTCGTTCACCGTGACCTTGATCGTGTGCCAGCCCGAGTCCTCGTCGGACTCGACTACCGGCTCCTCGATCACGTCCTCGTCCCTGATCCTTAGCTCCATGTTTCACCTCCTCGCAGAGTCTAGCCTGTCAAAGGGCTGAGCTCAACCGCTCAGCCTGGCCTCGTTGAACCGATCCACGAGCTTCTCGATGTCCTCGTAGCTGATCCGGACCTCGCGGTCCAGGCCGTAGCCCCAGGAGTGCTCGTCGTACGGGATCCCCAGCTCGTTGAGCCAGTCCTTCATCTGGCTGATCCTCTCTCGCCGGATCCGACCGGCCTCATGGAGCTTCGCCTGCCGCTGCTCCTCCTCGGGCCAGAACCGGGCGATGTCGCGGACGTAGGCGATGCGCGGCTCGGACCAGACGTCGTCGTGATCGTGGATCCGCACGAGGATCCCCGACTGCGGGATCGACGTGTTCCACTTGCCGCTGGCGTAGCGTTCCTTGGTCCAGTGCTCGCGCAGGATGTCGGTCGCCTTGCCGAGCTCTTTGTCGTAGACCCGGACCCAGCTCCGAAGATCGACGACCATCCCCCGCGCGAGCCGATGATCGCGGTCACGTCCGATCGCGACCTCGTCTCCCACCTTCAGTTCCTTGCGGTTCATACCGGCACTCCCTTCGATCGCAGCCTCTGTCTGAACGAGATCAATGCCTTGCCGCTGCCCGGTGTCGATGGAACGACGACGTGTGTCCCGTCCGGCCAGATCAGCTTGGCGTGTCCTCGCCCGGTCGTGTACGACGCGCCGCATCGCGTTGCTTCCTTCACGAGCTTGCGATAGTCCGATCGCTCGGTCATCGCCGCCTCCATATCCACCACACCCTGAAGACGACGAGACCAACGACCAACAGCCATCCCCACGTCGCCCAGGTCATCGCTGCCTCTGCTGCCTCTCGACGAACTCGCGGAGCATCATCATCACGAGCTCGATCGGCATCGGTCGCCAGTCGATGCCGTCCTTCCGGATCGCTCCCGTCACCGCGGGCAGACCGTCTTCGGCCATCACCATCACGATCGCCGAGAGCAACGGCTTCTCGCTCGTCTCGCCGATCAGAACGAAGATCTTCTCGTACAGGTCCGCCGGGATCTCCCCGTGTGGATCCAGGATCTGCCACTCCTCCAGGTCGATCTCGATCAGCTCGTCGGTGTCCTGCAACACCCCGGCCTCCACCGCCTCCGCGAGCTCACGCATCGGCCGGTGATCGCCGACCCAGTGGATCTCGTTCCCGTCCTCGTCGGTGCCCCTGCCGTAGCCGACGGTGGACATCGCCGGAATCCGGATCTCGTTCACCTTGATCTTCACGTCTGCCTCCTCGCTCGTGTCTCCGCCCGATCGACATGGCACAGCTCGACCGGGAACACCCGACGCTCGTCGTCGGGGCCGACGGCATCCACCGTCTCGTCGGCGTGGACCGCGATCACCCGGAACCGCTTACCCCTGGTCCCCGGCCACGTCGCCGACACCCTGATCAAGTCGCCTGTCCTCACCGCGTCGCCTCCTGTCGCACGTCGAGCCGCCGGGCCAGAGCCACCGCCGAGTTGTAGAGGCCGCGCTCCGGTCCGGGGTTCTTCTTCCTCGTGGACATCTTGTGGACCACCCAGCCCGCGAAGGTCCGCAGCGTCCAGCACTCGTGGTTCGCGAGCTCGATCTCGAACGATCCGTCTCGCCTCCGCCGTTCAGCCGAGAGCCGAGCGAGAAGGTCTCGCTCCTCCTGGGTCCAGACGACGGCCTCGCGGTTCAGGTAGTCGATGACCGAGCCGTGGATCCTCACCTTCATGTCCTCACCTCCTGACGCAGAGTCTATCATGGGCGTCCTGGCGACCCGCCGAGCTCGTGCCTGGCCGAGCGCGGATCCCGATGTGCCCCTCAGGAAACGCCCTGGTCAGATATGTGACGAACGTCACAGTCTTTCTCGCCTCCCTCAGTTCAGACTTAGTTGACGCTGGCCCCACGCCCGGTCTAGTCTCTGCGTGTGGCGCTCCACCCCGGAGCTCCAAGAGAGGAGGCAGGCGATGACCGCCTACTTCGACAGAGGGTTCAGCGTCAGGGAGACCCCCTGGCACAAGCTCGGAGAGGTAGTCCAGGACTACCCCGGCCGCGAGCAGGCCATGAGGCTCGCCGG